ATCGCTTTTTCGATTTGTCTTCTAACTCTGTCTCTTGCTTCTGGGTCTTCGGTTTCTTTTCTGGAGTATCCATGTTTCTGATGGAAGATAAAGTGTCCTTGACAGAACATAGTTACCCCAAAGAGAAAAGCGAGGACTATGCCTATCCATTCTATAAATGTAGATTCAGCCATGGGAAGAGTGGATCTATAACTCCAATAAGTCGAAGCAAACCCTCAGCAAAAAGTGCAAGAACAACCCACCCAACACAAAAACTGATAATTGAAGCGTTACGATTATGTTTTCGTATGGCATCATCAATCATCTCCTGCACTTCTGCTTGTGTAACATAGTTTGGTGGTGGTGGTAGTTTTTTAAAACGGTGTCCAATACCCATTAGATCATCTCCATTGCATCATGTAATTCTTTTGAATGATGTAGTTCATCGTTCAAAATCTCAAGTATTTTGTCATCATGTCCATTATATGCAAGAAATTTTGCATATGTGGAAGCAGCATGTACTTCTACTTCGTAGGATAGATGGTAAGCATAGCGAGGAGCCACCCAGTAATAAACCACATTGACCCAATAATAGATAAGGACGAGGTGTTTGGCAACAAAGCGATCAATCCAATAAGAATTACCGCCCCTGCTTTCCATATATTCAAGATGTTCTGTTTCATTTACAGATTGCTCGAAGTGTTGCTTCATTAAGTATAGGTGTTCTGGACCACGTAGTCCCATTGATTCCCTAAAATGTAACACACTTAGGAAAGCAAAGTATGGTGCCCGAGCAATCTCCTCAAGCACCCAGAAGCGAGGATAGTCTCTTCCTCTATAAAGGAAGTCCAGTATTGCTACTGTAAGGTCTAAAGTAAACTGATTAAGTTTCTTCATCTTCGTCAGGTTCGTACAGTGGACATGGTTCTTCAAATAAGAATTGCATCCGTAATTGTTTGATCCTTTCCCTCAATGACTTGTAGAATTCTCTCTTCTGATCCTCGTTCATTGGACATGAATCGTACCAATCATACCTGCACCCTTATGAGGTCCACACCAGTAAGTATAGTCACCTGCATCAGGAAATGCAACATCAAACTCTTCACCAGGCATCATTGCTAGGGCTTCATGACCTAACTCTGGATGATCTTCCACAATTACATTGTGAGGTGGAAGCATGTTGTTGACAAAGTGAACTGATTCTCCAGCACTAATTGTTACCTCTGCTGGTTCAAAGACTAGGTTACCATCGGCACCCATCATAACGTCTACAGCCCAAGCAGGTGTAGCAAGAAAAAGTGTAGCGAGCAGTGCAAAGAAAAACTTCATGAAAATGTGTGTGCAACTACCACTATCTAGGTACTTACTACAGTAAAAAACCCCCAGAATGTGGGGGTTCGCTGACTATTTAATATACCCTTTTTCGACTAACCATTCCCGTGTCAAAGGGGTTGGATCGTAGTCAGTCCACATGGTTCCACGGGCACAAGATTCTAATGCTGCCTGTGTCATACCTTCAGTGTGACCTGCCCAGTATGCTTCTTTCTCCCAGGGGATTGCCTCTGGTTGTGACGCATAAGCACTCTTCGCAATTGACTGGTACAGTCCAGGAACATCCTCTTCGTTTTTAATGATAGCAATGAAGTTGTTCTTGATTGTTCCTGCCATACAGTCTTGTGCAGCGTGCCATCCTTCATGACGCATCACTGACATGACTGTATTAGGACGCTTCATAAAATCAACGTTCAAGAAGAAGTTATTACTTACAGTATGATACACACCCCGATGACCGATTGGAAAGTATCGTGAATCTGCTAGGTAAACTTTAGATCCAACTTTGTTGAGTGCTCTGACGAGAGCGTTGAACTCAACAGCAATAATATCGTAGTCAACATCACTCAGATAATCATCTTTGTTGAGGTCGGAAACTGTCTTGATCTCTTTGACATGATCAGTACACTCCTGGAGTAACATGCATCCCTGAGCATGAGGAGTGAAGAATTCATTCTCTTTAATAGGATCTGCCAATGCGGGGACTGTCATACCGTGTGCTGCCCCCAGTAGGAATCCAGCAAGAATATATCTGAACATAAAAATAGGGTCCGAAGACCCTAAGTATAGCACGGTTGTCTGGATTTTGCCAGTACCGTCTGCGGCGACGATATAAAAACTATATAGGCAAATTTTTGCCCGAAATTTTTTTTCGACTTTTTTGTAACATCAAAGGGCATTTCCTCTAGGAAGAACTTCTTCTGGGAAGATGAACTGCTCATGTGGTTGGTCAACTGGTGCCATCCATGCACGAAGACCTTCGTTCAGAAGGATATTCTTCGTATAGAACGTCTCAAATTCAGGATCTTCTGCCGCCCTGATCTCTTGAGATACAAAATCGTAAGCACGAAGATTGAGAGCAAGACCAATGATTCCAATAGAAGAGGTCCAAAGACCCATAACAGGTACAAACAGCATAAAGAAATGAAGCCAGCGTTTATTGCTAAAAGCAATTCCAAATATCTGGGACCAGTAACGGTTAGCAGTAACCATCGAATAGGTCTCTTCTTCTTGAGTGCTGTCAAAAGCTTTGAAAGTGTTTGCTTGTTCACCGTCTTGATACAAAGTATTCTCTACTGTAACACCATGGATCGCAGAAAGCAATGCCCCACCCAGGATACCTGCAACACCCATCATGTGGAAGGGGTTGAGTGTCCAGTTGTGAAATCCTTGTAGAAAAAGTAGGAATCTGAAGATTGCCGACACGCCAAAGGACGGCGCAAAGAACCAACTCGATTGTCCGAGAGGGTAGATGAGAAATACACTAACGAATACGGCAATAGGACCTGAAAAAGCAATCGCATTGTACGGACGGATACCGATGAGACGTGCCAGTTCAAACTGACGGAGCATGAATCCTATGAGAGCAAAGGCTCCGTGGAGCGCCACAAAAGCCCAGAGTCCCCCAAGTTGGACCCAGCGGACGAAATCTCCCTGAGACTCAGGACCCCAAAGTAGAAGAAGAGAATGACCCATAGCATCAGCAGGAGTCGACACTGCTGCTGTAAGAAAATTAGCACCTTCAAGGTAGGAAGACGCCAATCCGTGGGTATACCATGACGTAGCAAACGTCGTGCCAGTAAGCCAGCCACCAATTGCGAGATAAGCAGTGGGAAAAAGAAGTAATCCAGACCAACCCACAAAGACAAAGCGATCTCGTTTAAGCCAGTCATCAAGGACATCGAACCACCCCCTCTGCGGTGGACTTAGAGTTGAAGCGACCATCTTTTCTTTCCTTTAAGTAGTACAGTTGTGGCCAAGTATCACGTATGATCTCAGCGAGTTTGTAAGGTGTATGTTGTGTTATCACTTGGGGTGTTCTCGTAAATGGACGAATCACCATACTGTTTATGATCTTTGTACCCTACCATGCGACCTTTCGTGTTCTGAAGTGCGGGCATGAAAACAATGAAGAAGAATACGCCAGGTGCTCCAACGAAGAGGAGGGCAACGATGACGTAGTAAGTGAGTAGTTCAATCATAAAACTTTACATAATTAGAGAAAAAAATAGGACCCCGAAGGGTCCTTGCAAGTTGTATGTAACTTGTTATCAACCGATAGCAGGTGCGGTGAGTGCAACAGGAGTGCTCTCAGCAGCAGCAAGGTCGAGAGGGAAGTTGTGAGCGTTACGCTCGTGCATTACTTCCATACCCAGACCAGCGCGGTTGAGTACGTCTGCCCAAGTGTTAAGGACGTGTCCTTGGTTGTCTTGGATAGACTGGTTGAAGTTGAAACCGTTCAGGTTGAACGCCATCGTGGAGACACCAAGTGCGGTGAACCAGATGCCAACAACAGGCCATGCTGCCAAGAAGAAGTGGAGCGAACGGGAGTTGTTGAAAGATGCGTATTGGAAGATGAGACGACCGAAGTACCCGTGGGCAGCGACGATGTTGTAGGTCTCTTCTTCTTGACCAAACTTGTAACCGTAGTTCTGAGATTCAGTTTCAGTTGTTTCACGAACCAGAGAAGAGGTAACCAGTGAACCGTGCATTGCACTGAACAGGGAACCACCGAAGACACCTGCGACGCCCAGCATGTGGAAGGGGTGCATCAGGATGTTGTGCTCTGCTTGGAAGACAAGCATGTAGTTGAATGTACCAGAGATGCCGAGAGGCATACCGTCAGAGAACGAACCTTGACCGAAAGGATAGACCAGGAAGACTGCAGATGCTGCTGCAACAGGTGCAGAGTAAGCAACACA